TGTTGCGTTCTGTGCTCTGATTTGTTCGGCTTGTTTTTCCTCCGCTGTCGCCTCTGGCGTTGCGGGAGGGTCAAAGTAGTTTTCCGCGACCTCAATTTCTCGCGTTACGGCCGTTCCGTCAGCCATTATAATCGTATCTGGTATAATCATTTTCTTACCCCCGACAGTGACGCGTCGGCAAGTGATACAGTTAATCCAGCGGTTGCAGACACAATGTTGAAAGTACTTAGACTTGTTCCAACGCGATAATCTGCGGCGGCTGAACCAGTTTTAGTTACGCCATTATCAATTATTTCGTCAAACGTGAAGTGATACGCCGCATTGCCGTTAGCTAAATATTTAGATATACTAATCGAAAATCGCATAGGGTTATTTGTTAAAGTGCCAATTGAGCTTTCGGAATGATATAACTCGGTCTGTGCTGTGCCGCCACTCAACATCGTAGCTCCCGAAATGTTATAAGAGTACTTATAATAAGCATCATTAATGCTATTGACACGCAAATTGACATTAGCCGACGAGCTAACACCCACACTACATATCAGCTTAATTTTCTGCCACACGCTCCAATCAATATCCGACAGGTCGATACTGACGCTGGTCGTGCCGCTTGTGTCGGCAATGTCACGGATTTTCTCGTAAAGTGGAGTAACCGACGCGGGATTAAGCAACTGAAAATAAGTGCCGTCATATTGAAAATACGCAACCTTTGGAATTTGTGTTGCAGTTGCCGCCGAAGCACCAACATATACCGCCATAGCGGCTGCTGAGTTTACCGCAAGTGTAACCGCCGACGCAGTGTTGACGTTGGCAAATGTAACGCCGAAAATAGTTTTAACCGAGAGCGTAAAGCCGCTAAGAGTTACGACTTTAGCTGCCGTTGCCGCGGCAGTTGAGCAAGTGCCATAATTAGCGTCAAGCGCTTCGAGTTCGTTTTCAATTTTGTTGAGATTTGTCGCTGATAGCGGCGTCCCTGTCGTGCCATCCCAAACAAGTTTTACGTCGTTGTATAGCACAACGTCGGCTTGCGTCTTAATATCATACTTGTTATCGCTATCAGTCCATGTGGTTTTCGTATACGCCATGTTTCACCGCCTATGCAATGGAAACCGTCCAATAAATCAAAAGTGACTTAGAGGACGTTTTCACTATATTTGTTACTTGCTCTGTCATTTCTGTTCCAGTGCCTAGCGTTGCTGTTGCGCCGTTTCCGTAAAGCGACATACCAACAATAGTGTCATTTCCTTCGGCTTCGGTGAAGTAAAACGTGTATTTGCGAGAAGTTGACGAAATTGTTTCTACCGCCTGGTACGCCTTTCTTAGATAATCACCGCCCGAATTTTGTAAGCTAATAACATCAATATTGTCTATGCTTTCTGCTATTGCGGCGGTTAAAATCAGCGCATTTGCGCCAGCCGTTACACTCATACGCCAAACACCCCCACCATCGTATTTGTTCCGCACATTTGGTAATCGTGCAAATTTACCGTTACGCCGTCGTCTGCCATGACAGGCAAATGAAGCGCGTCATTGAACACACTCAATTTCAATATAACCTCGTTTTCACGTATCAAGAATGTTTTTCCGCTGTCGGCAAGTTTCTTGAAAAAGTTTACCCACCCGCCAAAGCTCTCACCCGATACGAGTTTCACACTATACACAAGCCTCATGTCTGCTCCTGCGCCCATCGTGGTAATATTGACAGAGGCAACAAGCATGTCCTCGTCAATGCCATGTGCCGTGATATTGACATTTACAAGCTGTCCCGCGGTGTATTCTGTAAAGGTATCAAGCGTGATTATTGTTGATATATTAGCATAACGCCTTAGTAAACCAGCGGAATATTCTAACGCTGATTCTTGCGTATCGATTGAGGATTTCTCCGTAATCGATTCATATACGCCGTCGCCGCCCTCAATCGCTTTTCTTGCGGCTATTTCGGATTGGCTATCCGATACCACCATAATAGGATAATAGCCTTGATACGTCACAGCAAGCGTGTCAGACGATGTGAGCTTTGTTCCAGCGGTATCTTGTGAAATGGTCTTGTCGTTCTTCTGCCAATACCAATCAAGGCCAGTTTCAACGCCGCGTATGCCGACTGTTTTTGCAACGCTATTGACCGTTATTGTTGGCTCAAGCGCAATTGGCAACGCAACGGAAAACGTCTGTGTTTCGCCGTCACCCTTGAATGAAAGCGTCTGCGCGGCGGCTATATCCGAACCCGCGCGGAGATATTGCCTGTTTCGGTAATTCTGCCTATTGCGCTTTATCTTGACATTTCGTTTATCGGACGTATCGGTTATTGCCGTTCCCGTGTAGGTGGTGCGGTCAAAGAAGTCAAGCGTCTTGTCTGGATTAATGCGCCATTGAAAGCCTGTCAGTTCAGATAGTTCGTCAAAGCAAGCGCTAGCGGTCATGTAGTTAAATACCGCCTTAGTAATCGTTATGCCCGTTTGTATTGTCCCCGCGGTTACACCCTCGCTTGCGAGATACTTTGTAATAATATCGCCCACTATATATCCTGCTGTTTGTGCTTCGTAGCTTTCAGCCACAAGTAGCCTATCTGCTATTTGACAGTAGTCGACGATTGGAACGCCAGAATATTTTAAAACCGACGTTCCGTTCAAAACAACTTCGGGCAGGTCGTCAATCGTACCCGCCCATTTAAGCGTCGCGCCATCATAGACCTTTACAATGTCGCCCACGTTTGGACGATATATCCCGTCGTCATCAATAATATCAAGCGCTGCTGTTGACCTTTCGTTAATAGCTGACGATATTTGCAAGCTGTTAAAGGCTACATATCCCGTGCGGTCAACGCCGCCTATGTATATTGAATACGGCGTTGTTCCATATAGAAACTCACCGTATTTAAAGCTACCATATAGAGCCAATTTCTCACCGCTTTCTATTAGTTGTTTATCACGTCAATTGTTTTAATTAACGCCCGAAACTTCTATGTAATTAAGCATGGCATTTCTTAGGCTTGCTATGGTCGTTGCCTTTTCGATTGCGGACAAAGCAAGTGCTTTTGCATCTGTCTCAGTCGTTGCGATACCCACTATCTCCGCCATTTCCTCCACCGTCTTACCCTCTACCCATTGTGTGCCGTCCCACTTGGGGAGGTAGAACCCATCGGGGCAAGGCGTTTCAATGGTGAATTTGGTCAGCTCGTCAACAAATGCGTCCTCAATGAAATCGCCGTTGCTGTCAATTATTCGTACAAAATGTTTTTCCATACATCCCCCTATACTCTAAACCGAACATTTTCTAGCGAAACATAAACAGGCGTTGATGTGTACGCGATTTTCACCGAACCGCTTGTGTCAACTGTAATCTCGCATAGATTCCCAACATAACCAGATGCAAAAGAATGCGTTTTCAACGGTCTATATCCGACAGGCAATGTAAATGCCGAAGAATTGTTTGCCCCGCCTTTGACCAGTCCAGATAACTGAACCGTGTTAAAAATATCTTTATAATATTTTGCCGATGAATAAGTCGCGTTGAAATTTGCCCAACTATTTATTAACGTCGGCGTTATGTACGGCTCATTCCAGTAAAGTCTTCTCCCGTCCACAATCGCCACATTCGCAATAGCTGTCGCGTTTGCCGCCACACTGATTTCAGCAAGTTTTTGACCGCCTACTGGTACACTCGGCACTGACGGAGAAGCCGCCGCTGTTCCTGCAAGATAGCTGATAACACCCGAGCTGTTGACATATACAATATCAATACGTGGATTTGTAGCATCTGCGGCTGTGACCGATAAAGCTGTGTTAGCTGTCGGAGTAAAGCGTGTGCCGTCTGCCATATAGATTGTGCCTGTTGCAATAGAAACGGTCATATTAGCTACGGTCTGCTGTGTAACACCCAAGCCTGTGTAAACACCGTAAGATGTTTTCTCAACGACTTTGGTATTCAATTCAGTAATTGACGCGCTATTAGCTGCTGTACTTGCTTCATCCGTTATAATTGCAGCGGCCAATGAATTAACATCAGCCGCCAACACAAAATCGTCACCGTCTACGCGGTTCGTCCATATTAAATCCATATTCTATCTCCTTATGCAAAGCTTCTCACGCCCTTGCGCGAGAGATACGCTACTAAATCCTCGCCAATTGTGGCAATGTCGTATTTGTCGGAAATTGTGTTACCCGTGATTGTAATATAGATTCCTCCGCTTGAGCCGCTCATACCTATAGGAGTTGTAGAAGCTGTCGCGGTGCTTGTCGTCATACCGAAATTTGCCGTATTTGTTGGTATGGCATTTTGCATAAGGGTTGCCACATCATTCATTGCGTTAGCAACTCTATAATTGTTTGCATCAACTCCGCTTGCTAGTCCTTGCATAAAATCGGGCATCCAACTTTCGTAATCAGTTAAAGGCCCTACATCGGGAACAGAAAAATGCAAATAGCTTGCAATGGTAGACGCGACGTTTTTTACCGAAGCAACTAGCGTACTTATTTTACTGGTAATTCCGCTTATAAAACCGTCAAGCATATCCTTACCCCATTGTATTGCTTGAGCTGGCAATGATTTAATAGGCGCTATAATGCTATTGCTTATCCAACTTCCCATCTTGTTAAGGATTTCACCGAATCCGTTTGCCAGTCCGTTAGATAGCGCGACCATTAGCTGTACAGCAGCTTCAAGCATTTTCGGCGCATTTTGGATTATTGCCGAAACGAGTTTTACAACGATTTCGGGTACCTTTTCAATTATCTTTGGTAATGCGGTTATGAGTCCCTCCGCCAAAGCAATCATTATTGCAATAGATGCATCGGTAAGCATATCAATGTTTTCGATAAGCGTATCGACAATCATCAGAACCGTGTCAACTATGCTCGGTATAAGCTCAGGGAGAGCGTCGGCAATTCCCATAGCGAGTGATATAATTATCTGCATTGCCGCTTCTACTAATAACGGCAAATTTTCAATCAGCGCGTCCACAAGTTGCATGACAACTTCTACCGCTGCGGGTATTATTGTGGGCAACGAAGCAACGATTCCGCTAAGTAAGCTGGTGATAACGTTTCCTCCGGCCTCTAGAAGCGAAGGCAATATTGCTTCTAAAACCCCGGGAATCTTTTCGGCAATAATTGGGGCAAGCTCTGATATTAACTTTCCAACCCCAACAAGTATCTGCTCAACTCGCGGAATAATGTTTTCTCCGGCTGTCTCTACGCTATCAACGAGATTTGAAATAAGCGAGTCAAAATCGGCGTTATCATCAGCTATTCCGACAACGAGATTTGACCAAGCCGACTTCATAGCGGAAACACTGCCCGCTATTGTTTCGCTTGCTTCTTTTGCAGTGGTTCCGGTGATGCCCATTTCGGTTTGAACAACATGAATAGCCGAGTACACATCGTTTAGACTGCTCATGTCATATTTAACGCCAGAGAGCTTTTCTGCGTCTTCAAGGAGCCTTTGCATTTCTTCTTTTGTGCCGCCATATCCCAGTTTGAGATTGTCCAGCATGGTGTAATTTTGCTTTGCAAAGCCTTGATAGGCGTATTGCACGGATTCCATTGACGAACCCATTTTATTGGCATTGTCTGCCATATCAGTAATCGCAACGTCAGCCGCCGTTGCCGCTTTTGCAGTGTCGCCGCCCAAGCTCTGCAACAGGCTTGCCGAAAAGCTTGTAACCGTGGTCATATACTCATTAGCAGAGAGTCCAGCGGTTTTAAACGCATTATTGGCGTACTCCATAACGGTATCGCCGCTATCTTTAAAAAGCGTTTCAACCCCGCCAGTAAGCTGCTCATATTCTGCGTAACCGTCAAGTGATGCTTTAACCAATGCGCCAACGGCTGCGGTTGCTACCAATATGCCAGCACCTATTGTTTTAGCGGCATTTCCTGCAATTTTACTTGCGTTTCCCATGCCTTTCTCTAGCCCATCGGTATCAGCACCGATTTTGACCATTAACTCCGCTATTGTTGCCATGCTTCACCGCCCCTATCT